GTAGATAAAGCGGGTAACGGATTCGCTGTGATACGATTCCTCCCTGCACATGCCAATGCTGAATTGCCATGGACTCAAGTATGGAGTCATGCATTTCAAGGGCCAGGTGGATGGTACATTGAAAACAGTTTAACTACTGTTGGCAAAAACGATCCTGTAGGAGAACTTAACAGAACTCTATGGAACAGTGGTCGTGAGTCAGATAAAGATATTGCTCGTAAACAGAAGCGTAAGTTATCTTACTATGCAAACGTTTACATTGTAAAAGACTCTGCAAACCCTGAGAACGAAGGACAAGTCAAACTATACAAGTTTGGTAAAAAGATCTTTGATAAGATCACTGCTGCAATGCAACCTGAGTTTGAAGATGAAGAACCAATCAATCCATTTGATTTCTGGAAAGGTGCTAACTTCAAGTTGAAGATTAAACAGGTCGCTGGATTCTGGAACTATGATAGTTCAGAGTTTGGTAAGACAGAAGCACTTTTAGATGATGATGCTGAACTAGAAAAAATCTATGACAAAATCTATGATCTAAGTGAGTTTACCGCTCCTGATCAGTTCAAGAGTTATGAAGAACTCAAAGGACGTTTAGATGCAGTTCTTGCTAGAAAGGCAGTTGTTACACCTAAGATAGATACTGAAGATCTTGAGGATTTAAGTGAGGGTCTTACCCCTACACCAGAACCAGTTGCTGCTGTGGAGGAGACTACGGAAGAGGAAGATGACGCACTGAGTTATTTTCAAAAACTCGCTGAAGAGTAAACAATAAGAAAGGGGTCTTACGACCCCTTTTTTTATGCCCCACTTAATCTAGGATTGTAAGCTTGTTTTAGACCCCTATCAATATATTGACTCGATGGTTTATATTTCATTATTGTTCTCATATCATTTATAACTACGTTTAAGTAATCTTCTTTCAATATTTTAATTCTTCTTTTACCATCATTTAAGTTTTCTTCATATTCATAGTTGGTTACTGCAAGAATATTATCATGAGTTACTATATTACCATTAGAATCTCTAACAGTTCCTACATTATCAACTGTAGCTATATCATTTAATGTGCCACCGTAATCAATTTCTACTCTTGTAGATTGATCTAGATATTGAGAATTAAAATTAGAATCTACCCTTAGACCTTCGGGCACAACAATTCTTTTTCTACTATCAATACTAATTTCAGTTATGTAATGATGGATCTCTTCCAATGCACTTTCAGTTTTATATTTCTCTAAAATATAATTTTGGAAATCTTGAGCATTGAGAGGCCATTGTTCTCTCATGTTTGTAATATTATTAGCAGTGAGAATAACCCAATCATAACGAGGATCTCCATACACAGCTTCTGCTACCTGATCTGGTCTTTCATTAGCGATGATCATATAATCTTCAAATGCAGTTGCTACATTGTAAAAATCATTACGAATCTTTGCTCTCCTAAAAATATTTTTTACAGTAATATATTCCTCAGCAGAACTTCTGTCTGTAGTTCTTGAGACGTATTCTATATTTGGGAAATAAGAAAAATAACTGGCCATCTTAATAACCTATCTGTGCGTTTTGAGGTTCATTTTGTTTTATAATACTGATAGGGAACATATCTCCTCTATTGTCTTCTTTGCCTGGTATATACTCTCTACCCTCTTTAATGTCTGATGAGTAATCTGTGTTGTATATGGGTTCTAGTTCGTTAAATGATAAAGTCATTACAACAGAAATAGGCATACCCTTATCATATGCCATCCATTGGCCTTCTGGTGTATAGTTGACTGCAACGTTTGTCAATGCACATGGCTTGAATTTGTTGACTCCCATAATATCTTCTTTATCTCTGGTGAGATATCTCAATCGGAATATATTAGGAGTTCCCAAAAAGAATGATGGCCCACCAGCCTGGCCAATACCAGTGCCAGCTGTGTCTATCTTTTTAAGTTTTCTGGGAGCAGACCATTGTTTAAACGCACGGATAATCATTCTGACATTTGCTGCTTCTAATTCATCTCTAGGACTCATCTGCCATTGAAATTCAAATGTTCTTAGAGATACTCCACTGAATAATAACTCGGTGTTTGCGTTTGCAACAACTCCTATACTTCTAGAAAGTATTTGTTCTGGGGGTATGTCATAACCCATGTTATCAGCCAACTGACTAATCTGACTTGCAAGTATATCAGCTCTACCAGCTTCCCTCTTTAATCTCTCCATCGCTATGGCATTTCTTCTAAAAAATCCACCAAAATTAAACATATCAAATGTGAAGAACGATTGAACTGCTCTTTTACTAGATGATTGAACTGCCGCCATAGATCCAGTATTCATTGATCCTTCATCCCAGTTTCTTGGGTTCTGATCCATCATATTATTAGGCATAGGAAGTTTAATACCAGCACCTAATTTCTTTCTAAAAGGAGTTGTTCTTGGTATACCAAAGCCAGGACTAGTTGTTGGAACTTTTTTCCCCTTATCGTTAGTAGTATAATTTACCTTTGTTGTTGCAAAGTCTCTTCTAAATGCTGGAGCATATGGTGGTTGATAAGAATAACATTGAATCATCATGTGATCCATATTGTCTGCCATGTCTATTGGATATCTAACTATCTTTCTAAACATTATATCAGCAGCATCATCATAGTCAGATAAACTATGTTTTCTACCAAAACCCTCCTCTTGTTTCCTGTTCCTATTTACATCATTGTAACTACCAAATATTAGAACATCTCCTTTATTAGTTTTCGAGTTGTTATTATTTTCAGTATTCTGATAAAAATTTGATTGTTCAACACTCGAACTTTCATTCACCAATCCTGATGTTATTTCACTATTTTCTATTGCTGAACTCTCAATGTTAGTAGATTCACCATCTTGAGTGATAAATTTAGGAAGTGGCGTACCAGTAGCTTGAGAATATGCAGTTACTCCATCTTTTATGGTATTGTTGATTTTTTCTCTTTCTTCTTCGTTTAGGAAAGGGCCATATGTTATCTTACCATTTCTAGGATGTTTTGATAATTTAACTTCCATCCTATCTGTATACCATTTTCCATTCTCATATATTGGTTCAGCACCAGCCGCAACTTGACCGTTATTGTCAACAGGCATTACCTTAACTGATTGACCATCTGCACTGTAAAAAACTCTGTAACTAACTCTATTACTCTCAAAATTAGTATCTGGTAGGTCAGCACTTTCTATTGTTAAATCTCTAAGAGCATCTATCTTAGGATTTAGTTCATCATAACTAAATCCGTCCCCAAGATTGGCTCCTTCTACTATGTTTTGTTCTTCTGCCACTATTTCCTCCAGTTGAATGCTCTGTTTTTGGGATATGCTCTGCCTGATTTACTAATAAATCTTTCTGTGGGAAGTAGTGCTATACTACCCCAATCTTCATCATCAGGAACTTTATATAGAGTACCCATTCCAGAAAACAGGTATTTGTGTATGCTATTTTTAGGTACGACAGACCCGCCACCGCTATTTAGTAAGCTTTCTGCAACTGCATCACGGTAATCTGGATTAATGTAATGTAAATTACATCCTAGAAACCCATCACCATCGAATCTTAGAGCCACTGCTAACGGTTGAATATCCCAAAATGGATATCTTTCTGGATATGCCACGCTATATGAGAAGAAGAATAAAGATCCTAATGTGATGCCACCAGTGTCTATTGTATCCGAATCCTCCTCTTGTAAGTTTGCTAAGGCATTTTCTAGAGCATTGGCGTACCAAGCACTAGTTCTTCTACCAGCACCAGCTTGTTCTTTAATATCTTCTGCGATCATGTGAGATACCTAAATCGTCTTCTGTTAAGATTTTAAATTCATATTTTCTATCAGCACAGTATTGTTCTGCTGCTTTCCACTTTGCTTCATTTATAACCCATGTTTGAACACTGTTGGCCCACGCTTTATTTCTCTTTTTGGGATTCTTTGGTGGAGCCTTGCATTGTTTCTTGGGTTTCACTTCTATAACCACAGATCTTTTCTTTCCATTTGCATCTGTATACTTAATAAAAAAGTCTGGAAAGTATCTGTGTATTTTTCTATCTAAAGGATTTTTGTATGGTATCCAAAATTCCTCTGACTGCCATTGACTTATGTTCTCTGTCAGATCACAGTATTCCATAAACTTTTTCTCCCAAAGAGAACGATAAATGATCTGAGTGGGATCACCTTTATACTTTTTAATATGTCTTGGTTTGAATTTCCCCTTATAAGCCATAAAAACCCTTATACATAGTATGGTAAGTCATATGTTTATTTAGATGACAGGGATAAATCACATAAAAAATTATTTCAAGAAAGTAGGGCCACTGGGTGCAAGTGTTGATTTAGGGTCGGCAGATATAAAGAACCCTAATGATTTACAGAACTTTCAACAGGCACTAGGAGCTCCTTCTCTATCTAATTATTTTAAAGTGTCTATGGATTTAGCTCCTAAAAATCCTACACCAAGAACACAGTTTCCGATAGATGGTGGTGGATTAACGTTATCTCAAATACAAACAGCCTCTAAGAATCAACTTGTGGCCAAAGATTTAGATTCATGGTTGACAACTTCTGGAGTTTTTAGAGATACAGATAAACATAGAAGATTTGAATTACTAGCAACAGATGCTACTCTGCCTGGAACAAGTATGTCTGTTGTACAAGAAGTTGGCAGTAGACAAGGAATA